AGAAAAGGAAAATGTTGCATTAGTACTACTACCTGCAATACCTGGCTGATTACCAACATTATTGGGAGAAGCAATTCCTCCAGGTTCTGAAAGTTTTGTGTTTGGAATCGAAACTGTATTATTGTCACTGGTTCTTTTGAAAGAACCTTCTGCCATAGTATTTGTTTCACCAATTGGTAGAGAAGCAGGATTAGGTGCAATACCTGGTTCCATGTTCTCGCCAGTAAAAGCAAATATTTTTTCGGTTGAAGTATCTGCAGATTTTTTGACTCGAAGAACACCAATAATAATTGGCATTTGAGCAGATTCTCCATCCATGAAGAATCCCATAACAATCGCACCAGGTTGTAACTGACCAGAAGATTCACCCTGACCGTCATTACCTGCTTGAGATGTATGCTGCAGAACAGTTGCCCATGGAAGATGTTCTGTAGGTAAATCACCTACAGTTCCTCCACGAACATTAGTGTAATACCCAAGAACACGACATTTAGCACGACCCAATTCCATGGGATCTTCGTTGTCCTCTACCTCACCAACCCACCAGAAAAATCCGTCTTTACCGACAAAATTTACTGTAGGTTCATTAATGATACCATCAATTGTTTGCATAATTTTGCAAATGCTACAAAGTTATTTATCGAGATATCCGAAGTCTTCCAGGTACTTACGTGTTAATGGGGTGGGTTCATAAACTTCCCACATAGAACCACCAGCACATGCCGCAAGAGCATTCATAGTCATATGTTCAGTACGACCTGCCCAACCTGCTTCTGCTTCCCATGGCACAGCAGACTTAGGATAGGTACGTTCTGCTAATACACGCCAAATCATAGGGACTTCATCTTCAGGCATAATAATAGCAATTAAACTGTTATCAATAGTACCTGCCATGCAATCCTGTGCAGCGTGCCATCCTTCATGACGCATCACCATCATCAGTGTTGCAGGATCACCCATAAAGTTCTTATTCAGAAAGAAGTTATTTGAGACAGTATGATATACTCCACGATGTCCTGAGGGGAAATACTTCTCATCAGCAAGGTATACATTGACTCCAATCAAATTGAGTGAGTGCAAGATATTATGGAACTCGCCTGTCACATTGGTAAACTTTTCAATATCATCATAGTTAGATGAGATATCAAGCATGGAGGTTACTTTGACTACATCATCAGTGCATTCACCAAGAAGCATACATCCCAAGGAATGATTAGTCCTGTATTCAGTTTCTTTGATTGGGTCTGCCATGGCAGGACCTACAGACCCCAAAAGTCCGAGTGTCAAAAAAACATTAATAACTTTGTTGTTCATAATAATAAGTTGAACATGCTCGAAGAGGGGATCGAACCCCCGACAATCTCCGTGTAAAGGAGGTGCTCTACCGCTGAGCTATTCGAGCTTTCTAGTGAAGCGATACAGTTCAGTACTGCCCCACATAAGTTCACCTGTCTCCAAGTCTATTCCTTGGTCACAAGTATGTAGTTTGTCTTTGAAGACATGAATCTCAGAAATTACTTTATCTCCTCGATAACCTCTACATTTATCTCCAGCAAGTTGACCGTGCCATGCCTTGCCATCGAACTTAAATATCATATCACAATCTTCGTGTCTTGTCCAGTCCAAATGATAGTTTTCTACTAATACTTCATTTTCAGACAGTTCGATAATTTTATGATTCTTTTTTCTGTAATAATTTTCTGGTCCATCACAACGTTTAAAATTCATTGACTGATATCCCTCTTCATGATGTTTCCAAATAATCTCTACTGAAACAAAATGATGGGGATTAGATTGCGCTTGTGATTTATTTGACCAATTACCAATAATATATTCTTCAAAGTTAGTCATCATAAACTAAACATTCTGGTTCGGATGGATTCTGGTCACAAAAGAGCTCTAAGTAAGTAGGGTCATGATGATCTCCTGCTTCAATCTCTGACTTATGATGTTCTGCATACTCTTCTAGTTCTTGCAGTTCTCCTTCAATATGACGACGTTGTTGTGGAGAAATGGATGGAGTATCCAAAATTTCTCTGTCCTTTTCAATATGCTTTTCGATGCTTTCCATAGCATGTATAATAGTGATACAGTAGTATTTAGGAGAAGATCAAAGTTGTCCTGAACCTCTCACAAGGTTATTATAGTCCTTTGGTGAATGCTTGTCAAGTTAGATGGTCGAATCCTTCATTAATAAAAGTTCTGTAACCATGTTGAATCCTGTTGTTTTATGTGATAAACTAGCAATTAAGTATCTACCGCTATATCTTTCATCGAGTGTTGGTTTACTACCTTTTCTAAATGTTGCTGGTAGTTCAATCTCAATGCCAGCACCAACATACAAGTCAAGATTTCCAGGAATTTCAATTTGAAGTTTGGTAGATTTCAATGACTCCATTCTCATCCATTGATATGCTTGCAATTCTACTAATGCCTCATAGTTTTTCTGAGGATTGTTTTGATATTTGGGATCAAAGACTTGATTAGGCAATACCGTATATCTAACTCGTTTTGGATAATCAATCATTGCCTTAACACCATCATCCATGGACTCAATAGGATTGCTATTTCTACCACCTCTTAAGTGAGACATTTTATTCCACTCTTCATTAATGCTGTAACGATAAGCATCTACAGACATATCTGTACTTTCACCAAATTTAGAGTTTGAGATGGTATTAGGGTCAAATCCAATACTATATCCAGACCAAGTTCCATGTCTTAAACCCATCAAAAAGTTTTTCTCTCCAGGGAATACAATCTTAGAAATTTTAAACTGGTCTTCAGTACCATCATCAACCCGTTTTGGTGCTTGAGTATAAACATAAAGTCTTGGTTCCCCAGTTGTCTGGTTAGTTTTGTCCACACTATCCTGACTATTGATATCTTCAATCATTTTATCAATAGACTTGAAGTGAAATCCTAATGCGTTTTCATAAAAAGCAAATCCATTTTGAAGAGTTTTACCCTTTTGAGTCTTACGAACTGCTCGCTGAGACATCCAATAGATACAATCAAATGGTCTCCAGTTCGGTGCAACAAAGGTTTGTCTATTTAAAGTTTCTTCTAAGAAGACTTTTTTCTTTGTACCCATATATTTTTTACCCTTCAAAATTTCTTCAATAATTTCAGAAGTTTCTGTTTTATTGGAGAAGACAACCTCAGTATTACCAAATACATTAATCACTTCATTTTTAATATATTCATCTGAGCACAGATTGAGAATATAAATTTCAGTATCTTGATTGGTTCTAGAACGAGACTGAATCTCATACGATCTCATAAAAAATACTCTGTCAAACACAGAACTTTTTATATCAATTCGGAATACTTCAGAACCAGTTAAAGCACCAATCAAACCACCAGAATCATTGATGACTATCATTGCTTCTATGGTGGCAGAACTAATACTCTCGTAAATTTCTAAACCCTTAACATATTCTTTCAGGTCATAATTACCGTTACTATCCTCTAACTTTTCCCCATTTCGGAATATACTTATGGATAATTCAATATCACCTGGTTTTTGTCTAGCAATCGTCATCGGAATATACCTTTAAGGGGATTATTTGTAGAATTAAGAACGGCAGCTGCTGTTCCACCAATAGCAGCACCAACATCACCACCTAGAGCACGACCAATTCCAGCACCAGAAATACCACCACCAGAAGGAATGAATTGAGGTTGTTGCCCACCACCCGCTTGTGATTGCATCTGCATAATTGCTTGTTGTGCAGATGCAACCATCTGAGCATTCATTCCATTTTGTTGACCAACTGCTTCTAATGCCGCGGCCATCATTTCTCTAGTTTTTTCATTGATTTGTCTTCTAGCATTGTTTCTTTCATTAGTTGACTGCTGAATTCTTTGTCTCTGTGCAATATTTGTTGCACCAACCGCACTAGGTCCTGCGGTAGCACCATCTGCTCTACGACGTGAAGCAGCGTTTCCATATGTATACCCAGCTTTATTACTAGTGGAGACAGATGTTCTGTCACCTAAAACTAACTTACTAAAATCGGTATCAAATTGAACTCCACGACTATCTCCATTTGTTTGTCCACCACCATAATCACCAGAACCATGTCCACCACCAGTGCCACCATTCTCAATTTCAGCAAGTGAATGTTTGACATCTTTATTACCAGCAGTATTAAAGAAGTGATTTTTATATTTAACTACATTAACATTTTGTGAGGGGTCATTAAATGCAGAACCAGTTCTAAATCCAGTAGAAGCCATTAAGTAGTTAATTTGTGCTGCTTGTAAACCTTCTCCTTCAAGAGTTCCTCTCAGATTTGCAGGATTTCTTGCCATTTCAATTGCTTCCTTAGCAGATTGCATCTGTGCTGGTGATCGACTATCATTAATAGTACCACTACTAACAGGTTCGTATTGATTCCTACCCATGATAACACCAGTCACAGACGAATCATTCGCCATGAACATTCCAGGTCCAACTTTTCCTGATTGAATAAGTCCTGCTCTGTTCAATACAGAACGAGCAACAAGTGACATACCAATCTTACCTTCACCACCTGCTTCTGCAAGAACTAAACGTTGTAGTAAATTATATTCACTACTATTCATCGATCCTGCTTTCTGAGTTCCTCCCCCAGGACCTGAACCAGGACCGACTTCTTTAAGTAAAGGAGGATTTGACATACCCATAAATTTCTTCATCATCTGACGAAGTTTATCTCCACCCGAACCATCTTTTTCATTTCTGCCTAATTTATGTAAGTCAGAACGCTCACCAGTACCACCCCAGAATTGAGGACCATAGTTATCATGAGGTGATCTACCATCTTTGTTTGACGCTGCTTCAGCGTGCGTCATAACTCTTTTTACGGTAACATCAGATGGTTTCCATCCCCAACCTTTAGCAACAACCGCTGCTTCTCCCATCAAACCATCAAGTTGAGGTTTTGTTGGTCCATAACTCTCCCAATTCCAATCTTTCATCGCAGCGACTGAAAGACCTACATTTCCTGTGTTCCTGTAGTATGTGTGAGCAGTGTGTCGATCGTATGGTAAATGCTTATATAACGTACCATCACCTTGAACAGTAGTATGATAAGGACCTGCCTTCCAATTATGTCTACTAGCAGTCCAATGCAAATAAATCTGTTTATTTAAATTGCCACCATTTGCAAAACCAGGAAGTCCACCACCTTGAGACATAAACCTAGACTCTGGTGAAGAACCCAGTACACTCATAGGTCTAGGTTCTTTATAACCTCTTCCTGGATTAAATCCACCTTGGAATGCATTCACCATTCCACCAATATCAAATCCTTGACTCTTTGCTTCACCCATCCTTTTGGAAGTTAGATGAGGTTGCGTTTTTGTTCCAGGAGTATTAAGAGGAACGACGAAAGCTCCCCCATTGCTCTTTCTAGCAACATACTCACGTCCGTGTCCGATAAACGAGGTCGATCTCCCCCCATCCAGTGATACGGGATATCCTGATTGTGGTCCATTAATAAATCCTCCCTGTGCTCTTTGAGGTAGTAGATTTACTTTACCACCTTTAGAAAATCCTTCAGGTTTATTTGCTGGTTCTTGACCGTCTTCTACTTCAGTAGCATTAGTTTCACCTTCTTTGAGATAGTTATATGCTTTAGCTGCACCAAAAGTACCTGCTGCTGCAAGTCCAAGAGCTAAACCTCTACCTAATAATCCTCTCCTTCCTTTGATGAGATTGTTACGGAAGAAAATTAGTACATTACCAAAATCGGTGATAATTCTAGTTGGATTAGATAACCAGCGAAGACCTAATAATAATGTTCCTATTCCTGTTAATCCCTTTACAAGTCCCAGTACTCTATCTAAAGGACTTGAGTCATCTGATAGTAACTCATATAATCCATCGATTGTGCTAAAAACACCAAATTCAGCAACTTTGAAAACAAACTGTGCCATCTTTTTGATGGCATCTAACATATTAACTACTTTCTCCTGATTTGCATCGTCAGCAAACCATTTCAAAACAGTAGTACCAACTGTAAGTTTTACTACACCACCTAGAATATTCAGTAATCCATCTAGAAATCCAGGAACTTTCAGAGCACCTACAATACTACCGCCACCACCTTTTTCTTTCTTCTCTTTTGGGGTATTATATTGGGCGGTAAATGAACTACCTGAAGTTGCTTGAGTTGCCTTGAGTTGAGAAAGAGCAACTTTTTTTAAATCTACAGCAATAGAAGCAATAGAATTTAAAGTTAAACCAATTCTATTAATAGCAAGTGTATTTTGATTTAACGCTTTAGTTAAATCTGCGTTGCCACCAGCTTTTTTTGTAATGGTAGCAGATGGTTCTTTTACCTGTACAAACTTATAAAAATTAATTTTTGAACTCTTTGATACAGTTGCCATTATTGAGTACGCTGAGTTACGCTAGAAGGTACACCAGTGACGACACCACCACCGCCCCCAGTATTTATGGGAACTGCTGTAGGCATAGGAACAAGTTTTTCTATGATCATTGGTACTGGGACAAATTCAAGTGCTTGTTGCATGGCAAATTCTGCAGAAAGACCATCTTTAGACATCGCTTGGTTAGTAGTATTCTCTACTGCACCTAGAACACTAGGATTAACTCCAATTGAGTTTCCAAGTTCTTTAATGCCCGATATATAATCACCACCCATAGCACCAGTAACTGCTTTATACAGTCCACCCATATTAAATTTCTCAGCAACATTGCCTAACAATCTAGTAGGACTAAATGAACCAGACATAAGTCCGCCTAATGCATCAGATGCAAGACCAGAGAATTGACCCATTCCAGGAATCATATTCATTCCAGTACCTAAAGCTCCTGCAAAATTACCACCCAATAATTGACCACCTATCTGACCTAAAGGACTATTCATGATTGCACCCATACCAGGAATCATTCCCAACATCGACATGGGATTGCCAGTAGCAAGTGTATTAATACCTGCCATGATAGGTGCAGCACCAGGAATAAAGGATGCAGCAGTTCCAAGCACCTGCCCAACAGGACTTTGCATAACACCACTGACTGCCTTACCTACACCACTAAATGCATTCTTAACACCTTTGACAAGACCACCAAGGAACATTTCTTGTTGAGGAACTTCTTGTCCTGTAATTTCTTGGAATGTATTTGGTCTATGTAAAAACTCCCAGATTGCAGGACCAGAGTTCCATACAGAACCAATAGCATCAAAGATTGGTTTGATAGTGTTATCATAAACATACCCTGGAAGGTTACTAACAATTTTCCAGGTTTCATTAATTGCTCTAATAGCAGGGTCAATATATCCCATGATGGGATCAATAATCATCTGCCCAATTTCTTTTGTTTTTGCTATTGCTTGACTAATCTTTTTGCTAGTTGCAGCACCAACAGCTTTCAACATCTCAGGAATCTGTGTCAGTGGTGCTCCAAGCATCACTAACAACGAACCCAACTTGCTAAGTGCTTCTCCTGGTCTGAATCCTACTATAGCATCTCGGATTCCTTCAACTAAACCTCTGACTTTATTAAATGCCCACGAAATTGCTGCTTCAGCAGAAGTTTTAATAATGGACATCAAAATAGGAGCACCCTCAGCAAAAATTTGCCCAAGTCCTTTAGCACCAGATAAGATCGTGTCAAAGATAACTTTGACTAACTCTTGTGGACCATTAATAACATATTTTTGAAAGGCATCCCACATTGCTTCGCGCCATGGTTTCGAGACTTCCATCATATGAGTAAAGAAATCTGCTGCAGCACCAGAAGCATAATTCCACATGTTCATCATAGAGCCCCA